TACAGTTCTCTATATCTTTCAGTTAACCTTTTAATTCTAGGTTCATATAAATTTCTATAATGTAAACTCCAATTTTTTGCTATACTCATTTGTCATCTTTTAATTTTAATATTTCTAAATCACAGTAGTGTTTAATTTTTTCTAAGTCTTGTATCCCTGCTTTGTTTTTATATCTACAAACGTATTTAATTACGTTGCCTTGAAAGAACGAGAGATTATTTTTTGAAATAAACTCATAAGGTTGAATGTGAAAGTCTTTGTAATGACTCCCGCCTATCTGCTTATCTTGTGGAAATGAATCTTCAAACATATCTTTATTTGTCATAGTTGATACTCCTTTATTTTCTTTTTAGCTTTCAGTTTATATAAATTATTTCTTGCTCTAGTGGTGCCCACATACCACACTCTATGCTCTTCATCTTGTTTGTCAACACTTAGACGTATACTTTTTTGCACTTTAGATCCTTGGTGTAAAGATAAAATAACATTATCTTCTTCACCACCTTTTGCAGCGTGAATAGTTGATACCCATACCCTTGCATTTTCAGAAAGTTTTTCACCCCCAAAAATTATATTTCGGATATAAAGTATTTCCTTCTGATCAGCTACGAAGATATCATACCAATTTTTTTCAGGATCCCAATTGCCACTGGGAATATATTCTCTAACATCATTAATTTCTTTCTCTTCAATCTCACCTTCTCTTATCCATTTTTGATATGCCATAGCTCCATTGTAGATACCAACATTAAAACTTTTACCTTTGTTACTTTGATAATAGATATTTTTATTTTTTAATTCTTTCATAATATCTAAAAGATTACTTCTAGTTCTTGTAAGGATTAACCATTTGCCTTTAGTTAGATCTACTTGTCCTAAATTATTAATGTGGCACGCAAGACCTTCTTGCGCCCTAGGCAAGTATTCTTTGTGTTTCCTGATGCCTGCTATACGATCCACAGCTATTTGAGACTGTTCTTGCACAGCTTTTGATACTCTTCGAGAGTATCTTAAAACTTTTTCATTAGCAGGTTCTGTAATAAATCTATTAACATCAGCACCGGCCCAAGCAAATATAGCCTGGTCATCATCACCAGCTAGATACATGTCTTCACAATTTTCTTTTAATCTATCATACAGTTGCCACTGTAAAGGTGATAAATCTTGAGCTTCATCTATAAATATAGCTTTTAATTTTGGAATCTTATTTGATTTTATTACTAGTTTAATTAGATCATTAAAATCTAGTAGATGATTTTTATCTTTGTACTCTTGTAAGTTTATATAAATATGTCTTAAGATATCAGGATCAATATCTTTTCTATCATGTTCATTAAGATTAAATTCTTCTTCAATAGATATATCTTTGTTAATAGCTCTACCTATCATTTGAAAGTAAGGATTATTACAAGTTAAAAAATGTGTTTGTTCATCATTGTATTTATCATTAAAACTAACTCTAACATTTAACATCTTACCTAAGTCTTCATAATGGTGCGGCTGCATAATACTATCCTCGCTTAAATCTAATAAATGAAAACAAAATGCATGCAGTGTTTGAAAATATGGTACTTCTTTTTCATCAACACCAATTCTTTTTCTAGCTTCAATCGCAGCTTTCTTAGTAAAAGCAAAGTAACCTATCTTATGATAAGGTGTACCAGTTCTAACATAAGCATTAACTCTACGAATTAATCTAAAAGTTTTCCCTGTCCCTGGAGGACCATAAATTTTAATTGGCTTTTTCATCAGGTCTTTTAAATATGTCTATTAAACTACCTGTATACCCAAAGCTACCATGATGAGTTGTTTCACCATCAACCACCGCATAGAATTTAAATCCTGCAGCTGCAGCAATATTAGAAAAATGTGTATCTTCTCCCCACCAGTGACCTGACTGTTGATCAAAAACTGTATCCCAAAAATTATAGAAAAGTTTATTTGCTTCTTCAGAAATAATTTCTTTTTGTTTAATTTTTAATTGAGGATGATCATACATTAATTTTTCATAAACTCTTTTATGTATCAAAGTTAATCCTGCTGGACCTACTCTTATCTCAGTCAATCCTTTGTCATCAATTTGAATGTCGTCAGGATTTTGAAATTGCACTGAATATTTAACAGAGTTATCTTGTGTCTTTTTTCTATAAGGAACACAGATTAAATCTTTTTTTGAAAGTATCATTCTGCCTACAACTTTAGGATCAAACTCTACATCTGAATCTACAAACAATTGATAATCCATACCTGATTCTAAAAACATAGCAGTTAAAACATTTCTTCCATACCCAACATAAGGACATTTAAATGTACTTATGGTAGATTTTATCCCTGCTTTGGTAAATGTATCCATTAATTTTATTAATGATAAACATGTTGATACTTGCATGGTGTCATAGGTAGGCATGCATACAAATACACTTGGTATTTTTTTCTTCGTCATACTATATTCTCCTTATCTTCTATTTTTATTTTTTCATCTGGTATATTTTCTCTCATTAAATCAGTAGCAGGCATTTTTATACACCTGACTGGAGGAAATGATTTTTCGCTTTCTCCTTTGGGAAATCTTTTTTGAGAACCAAACTCTCCTTTAAAATATGTTTTAATTAGAGTGGCAGTTCTTGGTCTATCTTGTGTCCATTCATTTCTTTTTATCTCTTCATAAAATTTATCATAATCGAAGTAATAATATTCATCTTCTTTCAAGACTGCTCCACTTTTAAATGAGGCATAGGTCTTTGCCTCTGGTCCATTAACATAATCTTCTAAATATTTTTTTAACATCTCAATAGGATTAGTACCAGCAGGTGGTTTAATATCCTCTTTAGTGGCCCATAGAGCGTCCAGGATGGGTTGGTATTCATTATTCTTAATGATGGGAGGAAATATAGGTGTTTGGTCTGCTATGAGCGCTCTCATCTCTTTCATTTCAGCTATCTTTTTTATGTGTTTTGCATGTATCTGAACCACTTTGCTATCAGACAGTTCTACATTAAAAAAATATTCTGGATCAGGTTTGTAAGCTATCCTAATTAAACCTGATATCTGAGGCCAACTGCTTTCCTGGTGACTACCAATACCAAATTTTCTACGTAGGCAAGTTCCTTTTGCACAATAAGAAGAGATAGGTAAGTCATGACAAGTATGTCCAGCTGTATCTTTATCCCAACTTTTTATTTTTTCATTTACTTTGGCATCACCCCACGTGTCATCATACTCCATAAAATCTCTTGCAGCCTGTATTAATTTTTTCTTCCAATCATCTTTGTGTTTCTTTTTAGCAAACACCATGTAGTTAAATAAAAATCTATCTCTCTCATCTTTTAATTTGTTCCCTGATTCCTGAACCTGTTTGCATATCATCTGTAAACATGGAGGACCATCAAACAAATCTTCTGGTCCACCCGTTAATATTTCTTTTACTTTTTTATTAGATACTTCTTGTAATGATTCTTTTGTTTGTAAATTATCTTTGACTACATTTAAAAAATCTTCTAACTCTAACTCTCTCCCATCAGGTAGTAATGCTTTACGTTCTGTTTTTTTAAAATAAGGTAAGTTAATAAATGAACCGGAAGTTCTTACGTTGTCTTGGTTCATACCTAGTTGTGTTTGTTTAGGAAATATTTCTGTCTTAGATGATAGTCCAAATAAAAATAATAAGTTTTGTAAAAATTCTCTGATTAAAGTTGCAGGTACTTTTTCTTTTGTAAAAACATAAATGTGAAGTCCATTACTTTTTGATTTTATAGGTACGACCGGTAGCTGTTTGTCTTGAATAACTTTTAAATAATGTCCAATATCAAAACTAGAATAGTCAGAAGGATCAATATCAATTGCTCCAAAGCTAGCCATACCATTGTCATCACATGCTTGTATACCTATTGCACGTTTACCTTCTAAGTGATCTTCATAATCTTTTTCAGACACACCTCTTTTGGACCAGCCATAATCACCTGGATCAAATTTTAGTTTGTTTGTTTGTGGATCATGATAACCATTGTTTACATTACAGAAACCAAAGTCTCTTTCTAGTCCACTAAAATACTTTTTAAAATCTTTCATAAATTCGAGGCGCCTCCAGTCTCCCTTCGGCGCCTCTGTTATAACAGTTAAATTATACTATGTCTTCTTGTTTTTGACCAGCATCGTATTTAGGTTTAGCAACACCTTTAGAAACTTGTTTCTGAAGTTTAGCTGCTATCTCATACATAGACGCATCGTCTTTATTTGAAACATCAAGGTTTCTAACTCTTGATGGTTTGTAGACATGCCAGCTTTTGCTTCCAGCAGTCTTACCCATTGTGTTTAACTTGTACACAGCGGCATAACTTGCTGGATTAAATGGACCTACATCATCTGTGAATCTAA